AATTCCGACAGCCACCTAGAACGTAATGTTCTGGCCCTGTCATTTTAAGACCAACCGTGGCTACCCATAGAGATATGGCCCCGCATGGAGGTGACTATGATTGATACCCCTAACTCAAACGAGGAACTAAACGAACCTACCCCATACCAAAATAACTATCGGACTCGTCTTGACGAACCTGACGAACCTACGGACACCGAGGCATCGGCTACTCTGGAAGGTAAGGCAAAAGTAGGCAAGACCGATAACGATAACCACAATTTTAAAAAACGATACGATGATCTCAAGAAACACTACGATCAGAAGTTATCGGATTGGCGACAAGAAAAAGAAGACTTGCTTGTTTCTAGTAAACAGGCAAAGAAAGAAAACATCAAGTTGCCAAAAAGTCAGGAAGACCTTGCAAAGTTTAAAGAGGAATACCCTGACATCTTTGGAATTGTGGAGACTGTTGCACACATGCAAGCAGATTCTCGTGTAAGCGACATTGAGGAACATCTTGAAATCCTCCGTGATCGTGAGCGTGATCTGGAACGTAGAAATGCACAGAAAGAACTTTTAGCTATTCACCCTGATTTTGTTGAACTTAAAGACAATCAGGACTTTATTGATTGGTTAGAAGAACAGCCTGAAAGCATTTCAAACGGCGTGACACAAAACGCAACAGACGTTAAATGGGCCGCTCGTACCTTAGACCTTTATAAAGCGGACAAGGGTATTTCAAAAACCAAATCTAAACGGTCAAACACTAACTCTGCGGCAAAGCAAGTACGGACTTCTAGTACTACCCGTGAAATTGCAGACCCACAGGGAGACAAAAAGATTTGGACTTCTGATGAAATCTCTCGAATGCGCCCAGAACAATTCGCTAAATTAGAAAAAGAATTGGAACAGGCTAATCGAGAAGGAAGAATTAGACCTTAACCAAAAACTTTAACGGAGACTATTATGGCTTACTCAGTTTCGGCTGGTTACGAAAACCTACCTAACGGTAATTTCGTCCCAGCCATCTATAGCCAAAAGGTTCTTAAATACTTCCGCCGTGCATCGGTTGCAGAAGCAATCACTAACACCGACTACGCGGGAGAAATTGAGAATTTTGGCGACACTGTGAAGATTATTAAGGAACCGACGATTACGGTTTCTGCGTACACTCGCGGTGCTACAGTTAACCCCCAAGACCTGACGGATGCTGAGACTACTCTCACAGTCGATCAGGGCAACTACTTCGCTTTTAAGGTTGACGACATTGAAGAGCGTCAGAGCCACGTAAACTTTGAGGCTCTTGCCACTTCTTCTGGCGCGTATGCCCTTAAAAAGCAGTATGACTACAATGTTCTAAAGGCTATTGCTGACAACGCTACCGCTGGTAGTGGCCTTGGTACTGCTGGTTCTGCTGTTTCGGGCAACACTGGTGACGAGCTTGCTAACTACATTGCTAAGTTTGCTCGTCTTCTTGACGAACAGGATGTTCCTGAAGACAATCGTTGGTTTGTGGCCCCGCCGCAATTTTACGAAGTTCTTCGTCAAGCTGATTCCAAATTGATGGACGCAAGTGTTACGGGCGAGTCGATGAGTCCTCTTCTGAATGGTCAAGTTACCAATCGTAAGATTCATGGCTTTACTCTCTACCAATCGAATGCGATGGTTGTTGGCTCACTTGGGTCAGCAGCGACGGCTACGTTTGGTCCTGTTGCTACTAGTGGAGAATCTTTCGCTCTTGCCGGTCACATGAGTGCAGTTGCTACTGCCTCTGCGATTGCCAAGACTGAAGTTGTCCGCGATCCTAACAGCTTTGCTGACATTGTTCGTGGCCTTCACGTTTTCGGACGTAAGGTTCTCCGTGATTCTGGAACTGGTTTTACTGGCGCTCTCGTCGGTGTAACCGATCTAGACAGTTAAAGGAGGGCATAGAAAATGGCTACTTATAATCGCACTTCCTCAACTGGGGGCACTGTCGGTCATCCGGCTAGTGCACTCAAAGCATATGTTATTACTTCGCCGGTTTACGACGCAGTTGATAACACGGACCTAGAACAAGGTGACATTGTTCAGTTGATTGATCTTCCTGCCGATACGATGATTATTGGTGGGGCTATCGAAGTTCTCGAAGCTTCGGGCAACGAACAGATCACTTTTGACGTTGGTGTTACTAGTGGTGCATTGACTGCTGATGCTCTTGTTGACGGTGGCGACTCTGATGCCACTGGCTTCACTGGCTTTAGCACGACGGCGCTTCACAGTAATGCAGTTACGGCAGCAGACACCCTTGATCTTCTTGTGATCGACGCTGGTTCGTCTAAGACGACTGCTTGGCGTTTCCGCGCTCATGCTGTTCTTGTTGACATTTCTAAGAATCCGATTGAATCCGCTACGGTTTCGACGGGCACTTAATCTGTCTAAAGGTTTTGCAGGGTTCCTTATAAAAACCCTGCCCCTTTTTGCTATGTTCAACTTGTGGGGTACATATGTTTTTTTTAAAGCTACTAGACGAAGATGCGTTAAAGAAGTGTAATGTTACAGTTAAAGATAAAGACTACGATAATGGAAATCTTACTCAACCTCTAAGTAAACACTACAAGGTAAAACAGAACGAACAAACCTCTGCTGTACCTGAAGACATTAAAAAGTATTTAGTTAACCTACTATACAACAATGCCTTTATAGATTCTGTTTATTGTCCCAATAGAGTTTCAGTAAATTTCTACAATAAGTACGAAAAAGGGGATTACTACGATACTCATGTAGATGCTTTTAAAGCAATGCCAAAATCAAATAATGTTTTTTTTGACTACGGTTTTTCTATTTCTATGACTAGCAACTACGATGGTGGAGAGTTTTTACTACACACTGACGTAGGACCAATTGCTCACAAACTTCTTGCTGGTGAAATTGCTATCTTTCCTATTATATATCCTCACGGAGTACAAAAGGTTACAGGCGGCACACGAAGAAACATTATTGGTTGGTTTTCTTCTAATGTTACTTACGAGCAAGCATTTATTTTAAAAAATTTATATGAAGTTAACGCCTCACTGATGACTACAGATAAAGATATGTTTGTTAAGTCTACTTTAGTTCAAACGTATCTAAAAAAGTTATGGGGTAAGTAAAATGATTTTTCAATTATTGACTGACGAAGATATTGCATTTTGTAAAAAAGAACTTAATGAGGTTAGCTACGCTGACGGAAAGCAAACGCAAAACATAAGCAAGCTATACAGCATTAAAGAAAATAAAGAAACGCCTGTTGACACAGTTTTAGGAAAATATATATCCGGCGTATTTCTTTCTAATACAACGCTTAACAATATTTATAATCCTTCTATGGTTAACATGCAAATTGTTAACAAGTACGGCCCCGGAGATTTCTACGACTTTCATGTAGACCCTTTTGAAAACTCTATGACCGGAATGGCAAACAATTTTGGGTTTTCAATTGCTCTTAATAACGACTACGAGGGTGGTGAGTTTGTTGTTGATGGTGATGGTGGCCGAGTAGCACACAAGCTACAGACTGGACAGATCATAGTATTTCCTGTTATGTATCCTCATGCGGTCCAAGAAGTTACTAAAGGTACACGACAAAACATCATTGGTTGGTTTTCTTCTAACATTAGTTTTGAACAAGCCTACATGCTAAAACACCTCAATGATGTAGTGCAAATTAGTAGAGGTTTAGTCACAGACAACTCAAGCCCTAGCAACAAAGACTTGCTTATTAAAAGCGTACTGTTGCAAAAATACATCAGAAGAGAGTGGTCAAAGTAAAAAAATCGCTTGACTTTTATATCAAGATATGCTATAAGTGTTTTGCCCCGCAGGGGGAAACACTCCCTAACACTAAAGAATTAAATTAAAGGTATTTTAAATTGGCCCTTAGTGAATCTGATAAAAATAAACTAAAGAAGTATGGGCTTTCTGGTCTTAATAAACCTAAGCGCACTCCAGATCACCCGACTAAGAAAGCTATTGTAGCTATTCGGGAAAAAGATGGTAGTATTAAGATTATTCGCTTTGGTGACCAGAAAATGGGGCATAACTACTCGGCTGAAGCTCGCAAATCTTTTAAGGCTAGGCATGGAAAAAACATTGCAAAAGGCAAGACTTCTGCTGCATACTGGGCTAACAAAATGTTTTGGTCTGGTAAAGGTGGCTCAACAAAATCCCCTCCTAAATCTCAAAAACACGTTAAGGGCGTTAAGCGGCGCTCTTAGCGTTTTTCTGTTTATGGGTACTGCTACAGCCCACGATCAAGATGAAGCAATAAAACAGTACATAAAAATTTTAGATTTAGAACTGTTTAACAGACACGCAGGGTACACAGCACCCAAACTTCCAATCCCTAGAGCTAAACCCTCCAGACTACCTATACCGCGTTATAAACCCGCGCATTCTCTTACTTCGTATAGAGATTTGTATGTCTACGTAGTGCAGCCGCATGATTACATTAGCAAGCGCACAATAAAGTGTTACTCGATAGGAATTAATAAATATGGCTACCTCGTCAAAATCCCGTGCAAAAAAACCAAAGTCAAAAAGCAAAGTCAATGAGGCTGGAAACTACACTAAACCGGCTTTACGTAAACGCTTATTTAACCGCATCAAGGCGGGTGGAAAAGGTGGCAAGCCGGGGCAATGGTCAGCAAGAAAAGCCCAAATGTTGGCAAAAGCATATAAAGCAGCCGGTGGAGGATACCGAAACTAATGGGCAAAAACTTGACATTAAATGTTGACATGCAAAATGGGCTTTTTATCCTGTATCTTTTGTTTAGGTTTTAATGAAAACCATTACTGAAGATATTTTCACATGGTCAGAAAAGTTTGTAGAAGTAGATAACAAAGCACTGGGCGGTTGGCCGCTTTGCCCCTACGCAAAACAAGCTAGACTGAAAGATCAAGTTAAAGTAGTCGAAGTTGCAGACGCAAAAGACTTTCTTGACATTGTAATACAGCAAGCAAGAACAATCAAAGAACAGCACAAAAAACTTATTATTGTTGCAAGTGATGACTTTGATTTAGAAGCCTACGAGTTGGGCTGTTATGTAGATGCACTCAATCACATCTTTGTACCTGACGACAGATACCTGATGGCGTTCCATCCGTTTGATGACAGCGAAGAAGTTGAGTTCTTAAAAGAAGACGAAGACGATTACATCTATGAAAATGAGTTCTACATGGTGCTTATTCAACCATACAGTGAACTAGAAGAAGCTTCAGAACAGCTTGCAAAGCAAGGTTACTACAAGGGCTGGGAAGAAGAATACTACCAAGACACAGTTTTAAAACGGCAATCTTACAGGAGACTACACAATGACTGGCAAAAAGAAAAGAGTTAAGGCTATGGGCGGCAAAAAAGTTGGCACTGGCAAGCGCGTCAAAGCTATGAAAGGCAAGCGCGTCAAAGCTATGAAAGGCAAGCGAGTTAAGGCTATGGGCGGCAAGACCATGAAAGGCAAGCGCGTCAAAGCTAGGGGCGGCATGACCATGAAAGGCATGAAGAAAAAGTAAGACAATGGCTGAACAAAAGAAGCTTGAGTCTGACAGTAAATACAATCCCCTTGACCTTGATGGTGATGGAATTGTTAGTGATGAGGAAATGGCAGCAGTAGAAGCGTTGGATAAGCACGAAAAGCAAGATGCCCAACGTCGTATGGCATGGATTGCAATGATATCAATGCTTGCTTTTACTGCCCTTGTATTTCTGCCGTTTTTTCCTGATAGCCGGATTAATGCTTTAGCTGATTTGTTCAGCCTGTTTTACATTGGTATGGCTGGTATTGTATCAGCTTACTTTGGTGCAGCAGCGTTTATTTCCAGAGGCAAAAAATAATGGCTCTTAAAAAACCACAAAAATCTTTAGCATCATGGGGCAAACAAAACTGGCGCACAGCGTCTGGCAAGCCCTCTACACAAGGCCCAAAGGCAACTGGCGAAAGATACCTTCCTGCCAATGCAATTAAAACAATGCCAAAAAGCGCCCTTGCTGCAACAAATGCAGCTAAGAAAAAGGGAACGAAAGCCGGTAAACAGTACGTGCCGCAACCAAAAGCAGCAAGAACAGCAAGTAAAAAACACAGAAAAGTATAGGGAAGATTTTTCATGGGAACGCTGACTTACCTACAGTACACTAATAGAGTTCTTGAGGATATCAACGAGACTACCCTGTCTGCGTTGTCATCTTCCCGTGGTATTCAGACCGTAGTAAAGAACAGTGTTAATCGTGCCATTAACGACATTGCCAACTCTGAAGTAGAATGGCCGTTCCTGCACAGCGACAAAGAACAAGACACTTACGCTGGTGTTGCTGAGTACTCCTTACCTTCTGACTACAGCTATGTAGACTTTGATAGCTTTATGCTTTTCCCTAAAAATCTTGTAACCAATGGAACCTTTGACAGCAACATAACAAACTGGACAGACGGTTCTTCTGGCACAGGTGCGATAGCCTTTAACAGCACAGGGCCACAGCCCCCGGCGTCAAGGACTGGCGCACTAAGGCTAACAGCGGGTAGCAGTGGCACTGCAATTGCCTATCAAGCCCTGACAACCACAAAGAACAAACAGTACAGAGTTTCTTTTGGTGTTACGTACCCTTCTGGTGGAGACTTAACGCTAAACTTGGGAACCTCTGCAAACGGCACGCAGATATCTACAAACAGCGTTACCATTGATGACATTGGTGATTTTAAGTACGTTGAGTATACTTTTAGTGCTACCGGCACCACTACCTACATTTCCTTTAGCCAAGCGGCAGACACTCAGGTAGACATTGACAATGTTGTTGTGGCCGAAGACTTTCATCCGCACAAGCTTAAATATCTAAGCTACGATGAGTTTCAAGAAACTGTAAAAGAGCGGGATCGTGGCACCAGCATCAGTCGCCTTGGAGTGCCTGATTGTGTGTACAGAACCCAAGATGAAAAGTTTGGGTTGTCACCTGTACCAGATTTAAGCACCTATACTATTGGTTACGAGTACTGGAAGACAACCACCGCACTATCTAGTGACTCCGATACCTCAGACATTCCTGCTCGGTACGAACACGCTGTTATTGCAAAGGCCCGTTACTACGCAGCAATCCTTCGCTCTGACACAGCAACAGCCCAAGCCTCTTTGGCAGAATTTGCAGATCACATGAAAAAAATGAGAATAGAACTGGTAAACAAAAAAGATTACTTCAGGGCTGTTTAGTAATGGGACGTTTTAAAAATGTTGGTGCTGCTCT